ATGGGGTACACTTCAGTAGCATATCCAGTAGATGAACTACGCTTACCGCAGTGGTTTAAAGATTTGCCTTTTGACGATGCTGAAATGGAAGCAACAGTCATCGATGAAAAATTGGAAAACCTAATTGGAGTTCTTGAGTGGGATATTAGTCGCACACGGAGTGATAATAATTTTAACAAGTTGTTTGATTTTGAGTAAAATATCGTTGACTTTTACACAAAACCTAAATATAATAGTAGTATATACATGGAGGCAATTCAAATGAAAGACATTTTATCAGATATCGTTAGTCATACACAAAACTTAGGGTTTTTAACTACAGTTAAAGTATCAGGCACAGCAGAAGGCACAATAATCAACTCAATGGCGGATGACCGTTCAGTTATCATGGAAGCAGAGACTGCTAATCCATATGCAGAAATGATTGGCACATTTGGTATGCCACAACTACAGAAATTAAAATATCTGTTAGATGGCAGCGAATATAAAGAAAACGCAAAAATTACTATCACTAATGCAGAACGTAATGGTGAAACAGTACCTGTAGGTATCCATTTTGAAAACAAAGACGGCGACTTTAAAAACGATTATCGTTTCATGTCAACAGAAATCATTAACGAAAAGATGAAAACCGTAAAGTTTCGCGGTGTTAAGTGGGATGTTGAAATTACTCCAAGCATGGCGGCAGTACAACGTTTCAATTTCCAAGCAGGTGCTAACAATGAACACCCAACATTCTTAGCAAAAACAGATGGTGGCAACTTAAAGTTTATTTTTGGCGATGCTTCAACACACGGTGGTGAATTTATTTTTGCACAAAATATTGAAGGTAAATTAGATCGTGGTTGGACTTGGCCAGTACTACCAATTTTAAGCATCTTAAAAATTGCAGATGTGAATAACACTAAAATGTCATTGTCAAATGAAGGCGCTATTCAAATTACATTAGATAGCGGACTAGCAACTTACAAATACATCATTCCAGCACAGGCAGCCTAATATGAAAGCACCAGTCAATTTAACACCACTACAAAAAGACTACGCAGTTTACCTCCCTGCGATTAGTTCTTTTTATAGTACCTATGTCGCTAAACAGCGATTAGAAGAGTTTGTACCAACTGATCGTATTCCAGACGGATTTGATCGTGGTATTGAAGGTATGAACTTTTTAAATCCAGAGCAAGGGTACTTTACTTACAAATACGGTTTGTATTCAGCAGGTCACGCACAACTTGACGTTGTTAAAGCACAAACACAAGAATCAATGATTCAACAACGTGATCGTGGTGCTACAACTATCGTTGGCGATTCTGGTGGATATCAAATTGGTAAAGGTGTTCTTAAATTTGACTGGTTAAATTTTGAAGGGCCAGAAGCTACAAAGACTCGTCAAAAGATTCTCGAATGGTTAGAAGTAACTGCTGATTGGTCTATGATGTTAGACGTTCCGACATGGGCGTGTGATCACATTCACAGTCCAAAGACTGGTTTAAAAACATTTGAAGACTGCCTAGACAAGACTCGCTTTAACAATGATTATTTCTTGAATAATCGATTAGGACAAACTAAATGGTTAAACGTTCTACAAGGTTCAGACTGGGATACAGCAGAACGTTGGTATGATGGTGTTAAAGAGTTTAGCGATCCTAAAGGCAAGTATGCTGGTAAAGAAGCAGAAGGTTGGGCTATGGGTGGTGCTAACATGTGTAAGATGGACATCACTCTTAAACGCTTAATGACCATGCGTGAAGACGGTTTATTAGAAGGCAAGAACTGGATGCACTTCTTGGGTACAGCACAATTAGATTGGTCATGTTACTTAACACAGATTCAACGTCAGATCCGTAAACATATCAATCCAGAGATTACAATCAGCTTTGACTGTGCAAGCCCGTTTATTGCTACTGCTCACGGACTTGTTTATACCAATGCTGTTCACACTAATAAGCGTTGGTCAGTGATCATGGACAAAGCTCCAGATAATAAAGCACTTGCTAACTCAGACATTCCATTTCCGTTTGCTAGTGAAATGGCCAGTCGATTAACAATGGGCGATATTGCGTATTATGATTACGGTGTTAGGAAAACTGATGCTGAACTTAATGGTACTAAATTTGATCATCTTAACCCTGAACATTATCATCAAGTTCCTAAACTTAACAAATTAGGTAAGATTCCTAATAAAACAAGTTGGGATAGTTTTGCGTATGCTTTAATGATGGGGCATAATGTTGAATGTCACATTGTAGCAGTGCAACGTGCTCAACAGTTAATGGATATTGAATGTGCTAGATTTACTCCAGACTGGCGTCATAAATCAATCGAAGGCAAAAAAGAAATTGAATTTAGTGATTGGGTTCCTAACAGAATCTTATACTTTTCTACATTTGTTGAAGAATTGTTTAATACTAAAACTAAAGACGAAGCGTTCCAACTCATCAGTGATGCTGGCGGTTTCTTAAAAACACTAGAAGGTTCACGATTACAAGGTGGTCCTGCACAAAACACATTTGGTAATTTGTTTGAAGTTGAAGAAATCCGTCAAGATGAGATTGACTTTGCTAATCCAGATGATGACGAATTAAAAAATCTTGAACAAGAACTAATTGGTGGCTAATGAAGATTTCGGATGAAACTAAATTTGTATTATTAGCGATTATAGTAATAGCATCACTTGCTTCTGTATTTTTTCAACCGAGACATGCTATTGTAAAATATGATTGTAGACTTGCTGAAATTAGTCCTGATTATCCTCAAGAAGTAAAACAAAAATGTAGAGATCTAACAATGCAAGGGAACAGATAATGTCAAATGAAAGATTAGAATATCTTGAGCGAGTATTAAGTGATATCGATAAAAAGATTGCTAGTAAATACAGCCATTTTTTAGATGATGCTGGTCTTTCAAAAATCAAACAGGAAAAAAATAGTGTAATAGAAGAAATACAACAACTAAAGGCAAATAATGAAGCGTGATTACGACACAGGCGAAGCAATAGGTATAACATTCTTTACAGGTGTTGAGATCGAACACACACCAGCATACGGTATGAAAACACTATTTGTAGTAGGTGTGCAAAATTCGGTTGACATTATTAAAATGGCTGCAGAAAAAGAATGTACACATATCTACTTTGGTGCTAATCAAAGTTTTCCTACACTTCAAACAGACGATGCAGATGCGTGGCGCCCTTGGGAACGTATGATTGATCAATGTTTAGATGCAGATCTTTGGTGTACCTTAGACTTTGATGTTAGTGTAGTACAAGGTGTACTTGAAATGCCTGTTATTGGGCATAGACGTTTTATTCCGCAGATTAGTGTAAAGATTCCATACTTGACACAACTTGGATATAATGCTACAATAAAGATTGACGATATAGACTTTGCGGCAACAAATCCTGGTGTTTGGTGTCATCGCCTAAATACTCTTTTAGATGAGAATAAGTTTACCAATTGGGATCAATATGGAAAGGATACTATCATAAAATGAAATTCTTAAGACGTTGGGTTAACAATTGGTTAAACAAAGACGATTACGATGATACGTTAGTTGAAGTATCTTCTGGTTATCATCCTAATACTTTTGAAACACAAGGTTTCAATTTACGTATCTTGCGTGCAGAAGGCGGAACTATAGTAGAAAGTTATTTCTACAGCAGAAAAAAAGATAACAGCAATAGCAGATTATATATCATTACAGATGAAAAAGATCTTGGCCAAGAGCTTGCTAAGATTGTTACTATCGAAGGATTGAAGTATCGTGAATAAATCAGAACAAATAGTGCAGGCTGCTAAAAAAATGATTTGGGTAACCTTTCAAAAGGAAGGTATCCATAAATATCCAGCAGCATTAGAAGATCCTAATCTAGCAGACGTTAGTTTTTTAGGGTATCCACACCGTCACATATTTCACTTCAAAGTAACTATACAAGTATTTCACGACGACAGGGATATTGAATTTATCCAGTTTAAACGTTGGTGTGAAAGTTTATATGCAGACGGTATTCTTGACCTAAATAATAGCAGTTGCGAAATGATATCTGATACACTATACGCACAGATTGAAGCAAAATATCCAGGTCGTGATGTTTGGATTGAAGTTAGTGAAGATAACGAAAACGGCAGCTTTATTCGTTACAATCAAACAAGGCCTATTCAAATGGTGACTATATGATTTTTTTAGTTGATCTAGAGGCAGTTGAAACTCGATATACAGGAGAGTGGAAGAAACACATTCCTGCGTTATTAAAAGGAAAAGGACATGATGTACACATTATTAGCGGACCAAAAGATATACCAAGTGCTACTACTCCTGGCGCTTTTCTTAATTTCGGCGGTACTAACATATACAAAGCCCGCCAAGTCGAACAGATGGGGAGATTGTTTTGCGATGGTAGAGTTAACTCTGGTGATCACTTTCTTTTTACTGATGCATGGCATCCTGGAATTATTAATCTAAAGTATATGAGCGAGTTGTTGGGTATCAAAGTAACTATACATGCGTTATGGCATGCTGGTAGCTATGACCCACAGGACTTCTTAGGTCGTCTAATTGGTAATGCAAGTTGGGTTAGACACGCTGAAAAATCATTTTTCAGTGCTATCGACCATAACTATTTTGCTACAGACTTCCATATCAAATTAATCGACGATAATCTTCTTAATGACGGCATGATGGAAAATCCATGGCGGTCTGAAGATATGCAAGAATATCTTGAAAATAATAAGATTGTACGTACTGGATGGCCTATGGAATATATGCCGGATACGTTGATCATGTACAAAAATATGAAAAAGCGCGATCTTATTCTTTTCCCGCATCGAGTTGCTCCAGAAAAGCAGGTTGAAATTTTTAGAGACTTGGCAGAACACTTGCCACAATATGAATTTGTAGTATGTCAGGATCAGCAACTAACAAAGAATGAATATCATAATTTGTTAGGTGAAGCAAAGTTGGTGTTCAGTGCTAACTTACAAGAAACTTTAGGCATTAGCATGTATGAAGGTAGTTTGGTCGATGCTATTCCTATGGTGCCGGATCGTTTATCATATAAAGAAATGTTTTTAGATGTTTGGAAATATCCAAGTGAATGGACAGAATCTTGGGAATCGTATGTTAAACATCGCAAAGAATTATGTGATAAAATTGTAGACTTTATGGAAAATTATAGAGAATATTCTAAATATATTTCGCAACAATCTCGTAGTTTAAATGAGCACTTTTTTAGTTGTAACTTACTTCTAGAGAAGTTAAAATAAGTAATACGCCAATCCCCTGGCTTAACATCGGAGACAACATGTCAGAAAAGCATCTAAGCAAAGCTATTTGCGAACAAATGAAGCAACATGGTAAAAGATTCTGGGCTGGTGACAATATCAGCGAATACGTCACAGAAGAACAAAAATCACAATTAATCACCGAAGCAACCGAAGCTTTCGAACAGGTCTTAGATTCACTGCTTATCGATCGTAAATCTGATCCTAATAGCCAAGGTACAGCACATCGTCTTGCTAAAATGTATTTTAATGAAATAATGAGTGGTAGATATGATCCAGCACCAGATGCTACAGCTTTTCCAAATGATTCGGAGGACCGTTATGAAGGTATGCTCGTGGTTAGAAGTGAGCTTCGCAGTATGTGTAGTCATCATCATCAGCCTGTCGCTGGTGTTGCCTATATTGGGCTTATTGCCGCACAAAAACTTATTGGTCTTAGCAAGTATACTCGTATTGCTCAATGGTGTAGTCGTCGTGGTACTTTACAAGAAGAACTTGCTAACGACATCGCAAGAGAAATAATGAAAGCCACAGGTAGTGAGAATGTAGCAGTCTATATTCAAGCAACTCATGGTTGCTGTGAGAATCGTGGCATTATGGCACATAGTAGTCTAACGCAAACTACAGTATTAAAAGGTGCGTTCAAAGAAGATGGTAACACTAAGAAAGAATTCTTTGACAATATTAAATTACAACAAGAATTTGCTCCGAGATAATGAAACTTAACGGTCTAAAAAACTATACAATTTTATTTTTAATAATATTTATATTGTTATGTTTAATTGCTATTCCTATAGTAAAAATTTTATGATAATTCCCTTACGCGATGATCTAATGGTACAGGAACAACTACCGGCCACCAATCTATTCATACGGGGATGGCAACATATGGTTGCTGTAATCATGCTTAACCAAACCGGTCGTACTCCTGTCAAACAGATCCTTCCCTTATTTCTAAGCAAGTGGCCTACCCCATCTGAGTTTGCCGCTTTTGGAGAGGAACAAGCTGTCAAGGATATCATTTGGAGCTTGGGTATGATGAATGTAAGATATACCAGACTGAAACGTATGACTCAAGACTACTTAACATGGGACATGAGCGATGCTACAGAATTATACGGTATTGGAAAATACGGTAGTGATAGTTATGAAATATTTTTCAAACATAATTACACTGTACATCCTACAGACAAAGAATTAATTAGATATTTAGAGGAAATTTATGAACAAGCGTGTAGTTAGTTGGGATGGGTATCAAGGACTAGTAGGAAAAATTGCTCGAGACATTATTATTAGTGGATGGCGGCCGGATTATATTGTAGGGATCACTAGAGGCGGGTGTTTACCGGCTGTGATGTTAAGTCATTATTTAGATATTCCATGCGAAACACTTAAAGTTAGTCTTCGAGATCATTCATCTACCGAAAGTAATACATGGATGGCCGAAGATGCTTTAGGGTCTCAATCGAGAGAAAGATTGGTCGCAGATGAAAACGATGTTGGTAGTATATTAGAAGCCGCTAGTGGATTATTAGAAGAAGGCGATAATTTTAAAAATATTCTAATTGTTGATGACATGAATGACAGCGGTGCTACTATCAATTGGATAATTCAAGATTGGCAGGCTAGTTGTTTCCCTCAAGATCCTAGTTGGGATGAAGTATGGAATGGCAATGTAAAATTTGCCGTATTGTTTGATAATTTAGGTTCTAACTGCAATGTTAAAATGGATTTTGTTGGGGAGGAAATTAACAAAGCAGAGAACGATGTATGGATTGATTTTCCTTATGAAGATTGGTGGACCAAATGAGTAAAATAAAAGTATATTGCACAGATAAAGATAGATTTGTCGATGCCGACATTCTTAATATTCGTGAAGGACAATTTGTAGAAATAGCTCTAAATACCGTCAAAGTTCGATTAAATTACAATAAGAACGATTATGTCGGTAGTATGGCTGGATTAGAATTTGTTCTCAAAGAAGATCAAATACCTCGAGATTATAGGGAATACACAAGATAATGTCTAGAAGTTTGTTCATAGGTGATAGTCATACATGCGGTTATTGGAGTCATCCTACGGAGAGAGGTCCAGGATCTTATACCTATTGGAACGACAATAATTATTCCGAATCGTATGCTAAACAAAATAATAAACCAACAGCTATCTATTCAATGGCGGGAGTAACTAATCGAGTTTATACCGATTGGTTGAAATCAATGTTTGAACAGTATGATGACATTGATGAGGTTTTTATTTGCCTTACAGCATTTAATAGATTTGTATTAGGGTTTGATGATAAATTAAGCGATGATGTTGCGTCAGTAGATCATTTTAGTAAAAAGATGGAAAGTTCAGATGGATTTATTGATCGGTATTCGGATCTAACAGTTTCTGATAAACATATACAGTTATTCAATAAACCTACGTATAAGGATTATGATCAATTTCCCGGAATTAATCTCGACATGGACCACGGGCTAACTATTCCAAACCTTAGAAAAAATACATTTATGCAGGTTAAATTGTTTTTTGAACTCAATACGTTTGTTGAAAAAAGAGATTTTTTATTAAATGTATACGCTTGGGATAACATCTGTGCAGATCACGGTGCTAAACTTTACCTATTTAATTTTACAGAACGTTTAAGATTTCCAAAATCTTTTGAATATTACGGAAAACTAAAAACAACAACCTTATCCCCGTTAACTGTTGAAAAATTCTTCAAAGACAAAAACATAGATCATAACAATTATCTTATAGAAGATAAAGAACACTACAACAAATTCTTTCATGATCTAATCGCTGAAAAATATATTCCATGGCTGAAAAATCTTTAAAATTATTAATCGCTGGTGATAGTTTTGCAGCCAAATGGCCAACTAAAGAGCTTAGTTGGGTAGATCTATTATCTAGGCATTATATCGTTACAAATATTGCACAAGCCGGTGTGGGCGAATATAAAATTCTCAAACAAATACAAAGTGTAGATCTAAAAGAATTTGACTGTATAATTGTAAATCATACCAGCCCTAGTAGAGTGCATACTCCACATCACCCTGTACATAGAGAAGGATTTCATAAAGATTGCGATTTAATAATTACGGATTTATTAGAACACAATTCTTTCTTTAATAAAAGTTTAAGAACAGCTAAAGATTGGTTTGAATACCATTATGACGACGATTATCAGATCACCGTGTATAATTTAATACGAAAAGAAATTAATGATCTAATCAACATTCCCTATATTGCTACCGGACATCTAAAGATTATTACCCAATTATCTATAGAAAAAAATTATGTAGATTTTAGTAACTTTTGGGCTTTAGAAAAAGGCGATATTAATCATTACAATGAATTTGGTAATAGATATGTGTATAAAAAGATAAACAAAAAATTGTGGGAAATAAATTGAACATTAGACGATTTGTTAGGATTCTCATTCTAGTTCTATTGTTTATAGCAGTTATTGTATATTACGAAACTCGAACAACAGTGTATGATTGCAGTATCGTCTTATCACAGGAAACTATTCCAAAAGAAGTACTAGACGAATGTGAAAAATTAAAACAAGAAGAACTAAACGAAATGATAGATTGGTACCACAACAACCGTGCTCTTATTAGAGTTTAGGTTGACTTTAATTAAAAACGAGTGTATAATAAATTATGAGCAAAATTAAAGTAGCAGAGTTATTTTATAGTATTCAAGGTGAAGGACGATATATGGGCGTTCCTTCGGTTTTCTTGCGTACTTTTGGTTGTAATTTTAAATGCTCCGGCTTTGGTATGCCAAAAGGAGAATTAAGTGAAGAATATCTTAACGTGGATCCAGCGCATTATACTGAATATGGAGGACTGCCTCTCGTTAGCACAGGGTGTGATAGTTACGCTAGTTGGGATCCTCGCTTTAAGCACCTTAGTCCCCTTATGGATACTGTTTCAATTGCCGATGCTATTGTGGATACGTTACCTTACAAAGAGTGGCGGGACGAACATCTGGTAATCACAGGTGGTGAGCCTTTGCTAGGTTGGCAACGTGCTTATCCAGACTTGCTTAATCATACTAAGATGGCGAGGTTGAAAGAGATTACCTTTGAAACAAATGGTACTCAAAAGCTAACAGATGAGTTCAAAGACTATCTAGTACAATGGCAAATGCCTAACTTGGAATTTAATAGAGAAGTTACATTTAGTGTTAGTGCTAAATTAAGTGTCAGTGGAGAACCTGCTAGTGAAGCAATTCGACCAGATATTGTATGTTCATATCAAGAACTTGGTCATACATATTTGAAGTTTGTAATTGCTACAGAAGACGATGCCGAAGAAGCATTAGAAGCAGTTGATATATACAGAGCAGAAGGATTTGACGGAAATGTTTATTTGATGCCTGTAGGTGGTGTTGAAAGTGTTTATACATTAAACAATAAACGTGTGGCAGAATTAGCAATGAAAATGGGCTTGCGTTATAGCGATAGACTACAAGTGCCGTTATTTAAAAACGCATGGGGAACATAATGAAACAGGTTATTAAAAAATTATTTGGTATCGATAAGGTTGAAAAAAATATCGCAATAGCAACTAAAAAATTAGAAGAAACAGAAGCACAATTAGCTAAGGCTAAAGAAGATACAGAATTAGTAACAATGAGTGAAAAAGATCGAGCTACCCGTAAAAAAGAACCGTGGGTTGGTGTGATTAATACACACGTAAACAAAGACAATGTTAGAAACGGATTCTTTGAACTTGATTGGAATATACACTTCGTTGAAAAATTAAAAAATGAAGGATATGGATTAGAAGGTGACCCGGAAGAAGAAATTATAGATCGCTGGTTCCGTGAATTATGCGCTAATGTAGTTGTTGATGGAGACTACGGTGGTGCTATTGTTGCCGCGGGTTCACTTGATATTAACGCTGTTAAGAAAACAAACGAATGACATATATTTTAGTAGACACAGCCAATACATTTTTCCGTGCCCGTCATGTTATTAACGGTGATGCCGATATTAAATTAGGTATGGCGTTTCATATTACATTAAACAGCATTCGTAAAGCATGGCAACAATTCAATGGTACTCATGTTATATTTTGTTTAGAAGGTCGTTCGTGGCGTAAAGATTTTTATACGCCCTATAAAGCACAACGAGCAGAAGCCCGTGCCGCACATACAGAAAGAGAAGCAGACGAAGAAAAAGTATTCTGGGAAGCCTTTGATACATTCAAAGAGTTTATCAAAGATAAAACTAATTGCACAGTATTGCAACATCCTCAACTAGAAGCAGACGATCTAATTGCTGGATGGATACAGAGTCATACTAATGATAATCATGTAATCATTTCAACAGATACTGACTTTGCTCAGCTAATTGCTCCTAATGTTAAACAGTATAATGGTGTAATGGAAACAACTATTACGCACGAAGGATACTTTGATGACAAAGGTAAACCTATCATTGATAAAAAAACAAAAGACCCAAAAGCAGCACCTAATCCAGAATGGCAGTTGTTTGAAAAATGTATGAGAGGTGATACCTCTGACAATGTGTTTAGTGCTTATCCAGGTGTACGTACTAAAGGCACAAGCAAAAAGGTAGGTCTTACAGAAGCGTTTGAAGATCGAAATAATAAAGGCTTTAGTTGGAATAACTTAATGTTACAACGTTGGGTTGATCACGAAGGAAAAGAACATCGTGTTCTAGATGATTACGAACGTAATCGTAGATTAATTGATCTTAATCATCAGCCAACTGATATTAAAGAGATTATTAAAGAAACTATTAATGCAGGAACACTTGCTAATAAAAATATTAGTCAAGTTGGAATTAGATTGATGAAGTTCTGCCACTTATATGATCTAAAGAAAATTGCAGATCAAGCACAGAGTTACGCGGAGCCACTTAATGCGAGGTATATACAATGACAGAATTACATGCTAAACCAATTATAGAAAACAAATTTTGGATCGTTGAACAAGACGGAGAAAAAATTGCCACCCTTCGTAAAAATGAAGACAATCATTTTATTATGAGTAACGAAGACGGTGTTAAAGTTTACCCTAATAAAGAAAGTTTAACAAGACAATTTGGTAAAGATTTCTTTGTTGCTAAGATCGTTAAAGAAGCATACGATGCACTGCCCAACGAAGTTCATGGGTATGCTACTAGTGTAGAACCACATAATGCTATGTTTGACATACAGCGTAAATTACCCTTGTTTACCAAAAGCGGTGATTCAAAAAGTCTTTACTGCGCAGGTTACTATGTGATACGTTTTGAGAAAGGCTGGGTTAAATCATTCTGTCCTAAGCTGATCACTCTACAAAGATATGAATACAAAGGCCCATTCAGAACAGATTTAGAAATGAAACAGGTGCTATCCAATGTCAGCAAATAATCTACCTACTAATTTACCGTCAGTTGAAAGATTAATTCAGAGAGTTTCAGCTGCTGAAAAAGCTCAACAAAAGAATATTACCATTTCAATACAAGAAGTTAGAGAACTAACATCCGAATTAGCTATTATGACCAGCAAACTAGGTCGCACAGTGCAAGAAATACATCAAATGTTAGCTGAAATACGAGAATCCACTACGCAAATTGACGTTAAGTTCGACGGCGGCAGCTTCACTTAGGCATAAATATATACGTGGTTAATTAGGAAACACGTATAATGAGTAGACCAAAACCTAAAATATTGTTAGAGTATGCTAACAAGGAAAATTTTAAAGTAGAGCAGATACTAGATAGCGAAGCTATCTGGGCAGTATTCTATAAAGACCAACCATTTAATCTTAAAAGTGGCAGCTTAGTGGCCAGTTATCCAGGACCTAAATATAAAAAAGTATCATTTAGCAATCCAGGTCACGCATATAATCTTGCTAAAAAACTTAATAAGTTATTTAAAACAGAAGATTTCGCAGTATATAAGCTCACACAAGGCGAAAGGTTAGAATAATGGATCTTAAGGATACCTATACTACGGTATTCCTCAAAGCAGCAAATCAATCCGTAGACACAAATACCCTGAAGCAATATCGCAGTACTTGGTGGTGGAACGTTCGCGACAATATCAGCAGCGGGTTAAGACTGACCGAACCTGCTATGGACTTCATAGGAAAAGAAGCTCAAATTAAGACCTACAAAGTAGAGTTCCCCAAAGACTTTGCCATCACAGCTCAGATTCTCCTATGGTTAGAAAATAACATAGATGGTCCATATTATATCACTAAAAAATCAATAACTGTTTTAAAAGAAAAAGCAGCCTTCCAACTCTACATGTTTTCCGGCGATATTAAGAAGATGGGCTATAACAAAGCATTGGCCCGTAAATTTAGCCAAGAATCAGACGCTGAATAATAGTAGTATATAAATATTTTACTATAATTAATTTTATTAGTGCCATACCTAAGGAGATATAAATGACAGAAGAAGTACAAACTCAAGAACAACAAACAGCAGCAGAACCTGCTCCTGAAGCAGCAGCATCGGCACCTGATTTAAATATCAGCGACCTTGTTGCTCTAAAAAGCATTATCGATGTAGCATCACAGAGAGGAGCGTTTAAAGCTAACGAACTAGAGGCAGTTGGTAAAACTTACAACAAGTTAAACAACTTCTTAGAATCTGTAGCTAAAAAGGAGGCCTAAAATGGGTTCATTCAAACACGTAGGTAAGATT